GGCGTGCTGAGTGCTGCTCCCCAATCTGACGGAATAGTCGACGTCTTTGGTATAGGTCACCGATCCGTCGGTACTTTTAACTACCACCGAACCATCCACCATGGGATGGTCAGTTGGTACCCCAGCAACAGCGACATAGTCTATCCCGGTCAGGGTGGCGCTGGCGGAGGTAATGGCCGGACTTCTGTCGGTGGCATGTACAAAGTGCAAGCCTCCGCCTTCGTCACAATAGAACTCAAAGCCGGCCAATTCCGATAAGCGTTGAAAAGCATCGGCTATGGATTCATGGGTAAAGGTGATGGATTCCAGTGTAATCCCCGAGCACTCCGTATAGACATCAGCATCTGCCCAGCCAGCTTTAATGGCTAAATCTCTGAATATGTACTCGGGCGTCTGCCACTGGTACAGGACGGTATAGATGGTCCTGTTATCCACAACGAGATAGACTAATTGATCCAAAGCTCTCTTGAGCATATCCCGGCAGGTGATTTCAATTTCCTGGGGAAAAGTGCGCATGGTTACCCGATCAATCATTCCCGTAAAAACAGTCGGCAGGTAAGATCCATAGCCCAGCTTTACTGATAAGGTTTTATTGGGCCATATAATTTGATGCCACAACCCGGTTTTATCGGGGCTATATATACCGTCTTTGTTATCCATCACTACAACTGCCTGACTGGCCATGCCCTTTGATATATCAACCTCTGCCGATTTAATATTGATTTCAATTTCCGGCGGTGGTGCAAACCCGGCAATTTTTGCATATAGCTTATCGTTGACTACGTACTGAAAAACAAGGCGGTTTCGGTAGTTCGGATATATGAGAAAAACTTGTCTATACGTTCCTTGCCACTGACCATTAACCCACGTCCAATTTTCTTTTATTTTCATTTCTTCAAACGTGGGATTAGAAATATAACCAAAAGATTTGCCATTAGATTTCATAAGAGTAGACGCATACAAATAATCACCATATAGGGCCAAACCATCAAGATAACCATTACTAAATGCCCATCCGGCTGCATTGGATTGTTCCATTCCCCAACTTGTGCCGTTATTGGTTGAATAGTACCAGTATGTAGCCGCGCTGCCACTTACATAGGGAAAGATGATCGTTCCGTCTTTTAATTGTACCAGTTGGCCATGGTGTTCATATCCCCCAGTCTTGTAGTTTAGCGACAGGTTCCAAGTTACACCATTATTGTCCGAGTACATAATTCGTATGCCGGGAAAGCTATATGTAGCATCGAAGTTAAGCAATCCGGTCATACTTACTAAAATTCGGCCAGTTGACGTAACGAGAATCGACTTAATACCTTGCCCGCGAGCAGATACGCTACTTCTGGCTGGTTCAGTTGTCACTGTACTTAGCAGGGTAAAATCAGTTCCACTTCCGCATACACTCTTGTAGCACTTTACGTCCATGCCCCTACCACTAATAGCTGGGGTATAAACAAACATCAGGATACTTCGATCTCCAAGTTTGAGCAGTTGAACTCTTGAACTACCTAAATTATCAACATCAATCGCCTCTATGGATACTCCCAAACTTGCATATTCGGTGATGCAGTTATCCTTTATTAAGTAATCTTCATTGTTGGCCATTATTGCTTTTAAAAGATACCCACCATACGCAACAACACAAAATTCATTTCCGCTACTATCAGTAACAAAATTGGAAACTTCCCGCTTATCAATCGTTGTTGATATGTTGTGGTATTCAATGATGCCATCGACAATATCAAACCAATATTCAGACCCGGATGGTTCGCTGGACGGCGCACCTTGAATCACTACGGAGGCAGTCGGGCTGTTGTTGCCCACCATCACTTTGCTTTTAAAAAGTGTTCGCATCTCTTCAGTCATTGGAATCATCGCTATACCTCCACAAAGGTGATGTCAAAGAAGATTACATTGTCCTGCTTGTAGTCCGGCTCTCCAAGGGCTTCAATCATATATGAAGCATTGAGAGTATCTGCATCAGTGAGAATTGCAGCTGTTCCGGCCAGTTTGGCAGAGATAAAGGCTTCGTATTCCGTCATACTGGTAACATACAGCTTGGCTTTGATTCTTTTGCGCAGCCGGCCCCCTTGCTGAAGGATGGAGCATACCGCTGAAATATTCTCGGCATCGGGAATAAGGGGGATCTCGGTTAACTGTTCGGCATGAACTCCTGGTTTCCATGAACCCACCAGGACATTTAAAGTTGTCGTTCCCCAGCTAAAAGCCATTTCCATCCCCCCTATGTTGCAATCGGTATGGTCGCCACTCTGGTCGGCAGTCTGAGGTTATCATCGTTGTAGGTTTTGACGACTCGCGCCACCAAGGCTTTATCATTGGTCTGGAATTGATGGGTAACCGTACCTTCATGTTTAATCTTGATTTCCTGCTGTCTGATCATGGCCAGGGAAGCATTGTTACTCATGACGCGGGCTCCTCTGGGTAGATCGACCAGTTCCGGACCCCGTTCTCCCACCCAAGACAACCCGCCGGGCCAGAAGTTGGTGCCCAACGCATTACCTTTGATGCTTTGCTGATCAAGCTGCCTGAAACCAGCCATACCTTTAGTCCCGCTCGATTTCGTGAATGTTTTAATTGGCGCGATCTCAACGCCTGGCAGGCGGTTCATCTGCTGGATGATCCAGTTGATATCATTAATGAACTTATTAATAATACCTTTGAAGGCATCCGACATTGATCTTGACAGATCGCTAACCCAAATACGAAAGCCACTGGATGTCTTCCATAGCTTTGCGAACGTGGCTATCAGTAGCACTATTACAGCTATGGCCAGTCCTACCGGACCGGTTAGCACAGCAAAAGCCGTTCCCAACACCGGCAAAGCTGTAGAAATAGCAGTGATGGCACTAGCCACTGTGCCCAAGCCAATTAATAGGGGTCCAATGGCAGCGGCAATACCAGCTATAATGAGGATGGTTTTTCTATTGGCCGGACTTAATTGACCAAACTTTTGAATCCATGTATTGATTTTAGTAATGATCGGCGTAATCAGAGGCAGCAGGTTTTCTCCCATGGTTGCACTTAATTCCTTCAATGATTCGCTGAAAATGCGCATCTGGTTGGCCGCTCCGCTGCCAGTGTTGACGAAATCCCCCTGGGCATTCTTGGTCATGGCCAGCACATAGTTGTAGCGTAACTGAACCTGTTCAGCCTGACTCATTTCTTTGGTTTTCTTTTTAATCCCTTGGGAGAGTGCATATTCATCCAGATTGGCCTGGGTCATGATAATCCCCAGCTGCTTTAAGCTTTCCGTTTCTCCAGTGAAGATAGCGGTTAAGGCAGTATCAGCGATATCAATGCTGATATTTTTAAAGGACGCTAAATCCCCGGCCAGCCCTACCAAGCTGGTACTCATATCCGCCGCCTGTCCGGTAGTCAGTCCCATAGCCGTGGCCATATCACCGTACTTGGCGGCCATATCAAGCGCCGTTCCCTGGGCAATACCAAAGGATTTTAAGGTGGTTTGCGACCAATCTTTGACCTGTTTGGCATTATCTTTAAAGGCAACATCAACTTTGTTTATCGATTCCGACATATCGGAAGCAAGTTTAAAAGAAGCGGTCGCAATACCGATTATCGGCAAGGTAATGGCGGCGGTCATTGACTTGCCTGCGCTTTGCAGCTTGCCGCCCACCACCCGCATCTTCTCCTGCAGTCCTTGCATTTTGTTTTCGACCGTGCTTATGCCTTTGGTAACCCCGGATACATCCGCGCCTACTTTCACAATGAGCTGTGCTAAGGTAGACAAGTCCTCACCTCCTTAAATCCTCCCCATCCAGTATTTGATTGAGCTTTTCTACGATGCTTAATTGCTCCTGCCAATCCTGTTTATGAGTTGTTTTGCTTTCTCCGTTGCCCTGAACCGGCATAAAATCCTGGGGGGTAAAGGGTTGTTTATGTTTTTTACTGTCCCGGTTGGGTTCGGCAATGACTGCACAAAGCAGACCCACCCGGTAATCCTCGATTTGCTGCCGCTGATTCCAGGCTTCTATCTCAATACACAATTCAGCCGGGGTAAGCTGCCAAAAACGCTCGACAGTTACACCGGCCACCGCTGCACTCCGCAGGGCTTGTTCAAAATCCCAGGGAGTGCCCTTTAGTTTGGGTCGTTGTTCTCAGGTTTCATGCCCATGGCCATCGTGATCGCTTCGCCTACTTTTTCCGTGACGTACTCATAACCCGCTTCATCCATGAGCTCCCCTACCGCGTCCAGGGTGAGGGATTGATCCTCGTGCAGCAAGCCGGCCCACAGCATGGCCCGGATTTCCTTAAGGCCAAAAGATGTGCCGAATTCGGAGAGCGGCCGACCCAAGACTTCTTCTGCCTTGACCAGAGCGTTGGTATTTAAGCGGATATTTCTGGGTCTATCTAATTCAATCAATATAGATGGTTTCATGGTTTACCTCCTATACAGCCGCTCTGGCGATTTGAATGGTATATTTTTTGGGGGCTTTACCAGTTTCGGTAACGACAATTTCTATGTTGGTTATAGAGCCTGCCGCCCCTAATGCAATGGCACTGGAGTCCACTCCTGATGCAACCACATTGCCGTTTACAGTAATGATGCCGGCTGCAGCTGTCGGGGTGACGGTTATACTACTTACCCCGGTTAAAACATTGGCTACATATTCATAAACCGAGCCTGCCGGAGCCGGAACGATTACGGCATCATTGCTGATCGTAAAGAACGGGGTAGTCAGGCCTGCGCTGACGTTTATTGCTAGGGTTGGCTTGCCGGCAATCTTTAAGGTAGCGGAAAAACCCATTTGTTTTTCCAACGGGGAACTGATGGAAAACTTGGAAACAACTGCGGTAAAGCTCCAGCTGGTGCCTTCCGGGAAGGTAATTACAAAGTTCTGAACCGTGCCTGCTTCCAGATCGTTTTTCAGTCCGATTTGGCCATCGGTATCGGTAGCCAGGAAATTTCCTTCAATCGTCACTTCACCGGCTTCTCTGATTTTGGCGGCGATAAACTCACGATAGCCGCCGCTGGAATCGTGAGTAGTTACATCGATAAACTCCTGGGAAAGTTCAATATCACCTATGTTATTTAACTCGGCGATGGGATTCCCGTTGCGGGTCAATATGGTGCCAAATGCGGCAGTTGCTGCTGTAGTCATGAATCATCCTCCTTTAATCGGTAAAAAATACATCAAAGTCCAGATCGATTTCATAGAGTTCCAGATCCTCCCTCCAGACCGATACTTCATTGTCCTGGATGGCAAAACCGACCTGGCTGCTTGTACTTGGCCAGGCGGCCAGGGCCAGGGATACCTGGTCGGCAATGGCTCTTACCTGATTTTTGGTTGGGGCATAAACCGAGATCTGAACGGAAAAGATGCTGGTGCCGTTGTATCCGGAAAAAACGTAATTCTTCTCCCGGTACACTTCGAAATACATTAGATACGGGGCAGCTGCCTGCTGCGGTACATGATCAGGATAGATTTCAGTTCCAACCAGCGCTGCCAGTCCGGCAAATCCGTTTAACTGCGCAAACAGGGCATCCTCAAAGATCATTTGACCGCCCCCTTTAGCGCTCGCCGGATATGGTTTTCAATAATTAAAACCACCTGCTGCTTGTTGCTTTTATACGCCGGACGCATAAACGGATGGGCTTTCACCTGCTTTTTTGACTTCTTGCGTTTGCCTTTTTTGGTCAGTTCTATGCTCATCGCGGCTCCTGGCGCTCGATGGCCGTATTCCACCGCGGAGGGGATATAGTAATGGGCACCGGCCTTAGTAGTGGTTTTAAATTTATCATTCATGCTGGCGTCCATTCCGGCTCCGGCAAATGCTTTACTGGCATTTTTATCCCAAAGAACCTGGCTGACCACCCCTTTGGAGAGTTGCCCGCTAATATTGTGTATGCGGCTTTTAGCATCATCCCGGATCAGATCAGCCCCTTCCTTGACGGCCGGGCCGAGTGACTTCTTCACTTCATCAGTTACCGCGCGGCAGTTTTTCATGGCTTCCGGCAGTCCTGTAATCTCGGTCTTGATTTTCATGACGTAACCACCTCTTTGCAGAGCAGATTCATTTCTCCCCGGCGTCTTTGCGATTCATCAACAAAGAGAATCTCTAATTGCTTATCCCGCCAGTTGATGCGCATGTCCGGGACCAACCCTTTTAGGTAACGGATCTTGATTTTATGGGTTGCCTCGGCTACACGTTGGGGATTTACAAAGCTCTCTTTACCTGATAATGTTTTCACCTGTGCCCAGACGGTTTTCCAATCTGACCAGGTTTTTATTTCTTCGCCAGAAGCTCCGCGGGAAGCAATATCGTTTT